CCGGATCTGCACTCGACAACACCGCAACCGCACCGCAATGACAGGGGGTCAGTTCTTCAGTTCGCCCAAGGGGTCAAATCCTCGGTTCGCTTGACACCGGAAGCTGGTGAGCTCCGGGCGCAGTTCCCAATCCTCTATTTCGGAAGAATGCCCAAGACCGTCCAGAAAGACAAGGAAAACGGCCACTTTTCGCCATCATGTCAGCACTTTGCGGTGCGCGTCCCGCGTGATGCCGAACAGGTCCGCCAGTGCGTCCAGCACGAGCGCGAGTTTTGTCAGATCAGCCTGCGGCCAGCCTCCCGCATCCTCGTCGAGACAGACCAGGCGATACGCCAGCACGCTCGGGGCCTTGCCCGGTGCATCCAGTCGATCCCGGTCACACTGGTCGAATACGTTGAGCACGGCACCGTAGTGCCGTCGCACCTTCTCGACGAGCTCGCGGCTGGGAGGCGCACCGGCACCACCGAGCACGCCGTCGCTTGCCAGGAGCGCCGTGACCGATGCCGGGAACGGCATTGGCCACCCCATCACCGCATGGTGCCGGTGATAGACTTCCCCGTACTTCTGGCCAGCTGCGTATTGCTCAGCGGTGATCACTTGCCCGAACGCCAGACGGCCCAGCGCCGTGCCCAGGCGTTCATCCCGGGCCTGGCGCGCCGTCACCCCGTAATGGCGCTGCCGGGCTTCCAGTACCGTGGCCATGGCCTCGCGCTGGGTTTCGGCGGCCCCGGGCTGGACCAGCTTGCCGGAAGGGTGGCGCCGGCCAGCCTTGCGCTTACGGCCGCGTGCCATGGGCGCCTCCATAGAGCCGTTCGCCGATCGCCCGGATCGCCTCGCGCTCCGAATGGCTCAGGCGGTGATCGCTGACCGACACGGCCAGGATCCCGGCCTTCCAGCCATCGCGCTTAAGTTCTTCGCCGTCGCGCTGCCGGGCATGGCCGTAGATTTTCGAGATCATGGTCATCAGCCAATCTCCCGCAGCAGGGCGGCATAGCCGATGACATCAACGACGCTGTCGGCATGGCGCGGATCGTAGGTGAGCCGGGTGAGCTTGAGGTCGATCATGCACAGCGCGACCTGGGCCGGTGTCACCGGCGTCCCGAGCGTGATCGTCCAGCGATCGGCAATCGCCCGGAACTGTTCGGCCGGATCCCCGTAATCGTCGCGGCGTTCTTCCAGCACCTTGGCGGCGTGGCCGAGAATGGACCAGCTGGTCATCGCACACCTTCACGGGTCGCCATGGCCCAAAGCAGGATGGCGATCGCATCGGCCTCGTTGTCATCGACCGGGGCAAAGCCGCGCAGCCGCACCGCATCGATCACGGCCGCCTTGTCGGCATTGCCCTTGCCGGTGATGAACCGCTTGATCGTGCCAACGGGCACGCCCTGGTAGGCGACCAAATGTTCCTCACACCAGGCGGTCAGCACGGCCAGCAGGCCGCCGTAGACGTGGGCTGAATCGGTGCCGATGTGGCGGCGCACTTCCTCGAAGTGGATGGCCTCGATCGGCCCGGCATCGATGTCGAGCTGTTCGAGCCAGCGGCGGAAGCGCAGGAATCGCATCCCGCCACCGTCAAAGCGGGTGTGCTTGAACGACATGGTGCCGCTCGAGATGAAGTCGTCGCCGGTCCGCAGCGCCCAGCCGGTGCTGGTGCCGAGGTCGAGGGCCAACATCGTTCCCCGCATGATTGTCGGCCGCACTGGGGCCGGCGGGGTTGCGCTGCGCACTGGCGCAGGCAGAGTCAGGATATCCATGATGATTCTCCAATGGGGATGGATCGTGGTGCGGACGGCGGCGGTTTTGTGCTTGGCGGTACGGACCGCCGTCGTCCGGTCTTGGGGGGATGGGTTTCAGGACACCGGCGCCTCCATCAGAACGGGATGTCCGACAGCTCGTCGTCGAGCTGCTCGAGCGTGGTGCGGCTGGGACGGACGCTCACCACCTGCGCCCCGGGGAACGCATCCTTGGCGGCAGCGAGGATCGGGTGGCAGCGGATGACGTTGGCGATTTCGTCGAGCGCCCAGACCTGTGCCTGCCGGCCATGACGCTGGGCCCGGCCGGTGTCGCGCAGGTCGCGCACCAGGATGACGAGACCTTGCTCCGTCTCGAACTCCCACTGGTCAACCGGCAGCGGTTCGCCCTTGGCTTCGCGGGCCAGCTGGTCGAGCTTGTCGTAGGCCCGCAACATCGCCTCGCCGTGCTGGCGGACGAGCTTGAGATTGAACTCCCACACCGCGGCGTTGAACAGCTTGTACTGCGCGTGGAACCGTTCCGCCCACTCGATCGGCACCAGCATGGGCAAACGCCGGATGCCCCAGCGTTCGTCCATTTCACGACCGCGCTGGTCGACGCAGTTGATGATGACCTGCATGTCGCTGATCTGACCATGCCTGGTCGGTGGCGCCCCTTTCATGCGCCCCTCCTTTCACTGTTGAGAATTGAGGCTGACGACGCGCTCGGGCGTTGTCGGAAGCCCTTAGGGGGTATGGGGGGGAAGCGACTGCGCGTTCCGACGGCTTCCGACAGGGCTTCCGCCGCCTTCCGACTGACTTCCGACTGACGCAAAACCGTGCTTCCGACGGCTTCCGACAAAGTGGTTTTAGGGCTCATCTGTCGGGCTCCAGGTACTTTACGACCCTCAAGCCGGTGGCCTTGCCGTGGAACTTTCCGGCCTCGGTGACGAGGTAGCCATGCTGCTGCCACTTTGTGATCGAGGTCTCGGCCTCGCGCTTGGAGACGCCGTACTGGTCGGAGATGAGGTCGACCGCGAACCGGCCCTTGCGCCGGGCATGGGGGAATGCCGACCACGGTGAGCCTGCGCGCCAGGCCTCGTCGATTGCCTGGAATATCTCGCGGATCTGGTGCCAGCTGAGGCGTTTTTCCTCGACCGGCGTTGCCCCTGTCCCGAGCACTGGCACCAGCGTCGACTGCTCGGCGCCAAGGCCGCTGGTGAGGTCAACCACCTTCATTGTGAAATGCAGGTCGTCGAGCTCTTCTCCGTCCTTCTGCTTCTCGACTGACAGAACCGTGGTGGCCTCGTCCTTGGCGACCCGGATCGAGGTATCGCAGCCGCCCAGCAGCACGGTCGAGCCGCGCATGCCGCGGTCGAGATCCTTGCCCGCGTGGTGGATGCCGATCACGGTGCCGTTGCAGTGCTGCTGGATGGCCGCGCACCCGTCGATGAACATCGACATGGCTTCCTGGCTGTTCTCGTCTTCGCCGGGAATCGAGCGCGACACGGTGTCGATGACGACCAGGCCAATCTCGAAATCCACCGCTGCCCGGACCTGGTCGATCGTCCGCTTCAGCTTCTCGAGGCTGGCAGGATCGAGCATGTGCACGGCGACCGGGAGCAGCCGGAACGGGGCATCTACGCCGGAGAGGCCATGTTCCCGGCGCCAGCCCTTGATGCGTTGGCCGATCCCGAATTTGCCTTCGCCAGCGATGTAGAGGACGCCGGTCTGCTTCGTGGGCTTGCCGTGCCAGTCGAGGCCGTAGGCAACCCGCAGGACCATATCGAGGGCGATGAAGGTCTTGTGCTCGCCCGGGCGGCCATAGAGCAGGACCAAGCCGTTCGCCGGGATCAGCCCGTCGATCCGCCAGTTGGGCGGCGGCATGGTGTCGATCTCGTCGAGACTGAGGGTCTCGAACACGTCCGGGCTGGTTTCCGTGCCCACCTCGAAGATAGCCCGGACTGCGTCGATGCCGGACGTCGCGGCCATGTCGTTGAAATCGGTGCCGACGCTTGCGGCCGGGAACGTGGGGAACAGTGCCGGGCAGCCCAGGATGCGGGCAGCGGCGATCGCGGCTTCGCGGCCGACGTTCTTCGCCTTGCCCCGGTCATCGTCGCCGGCAACGATCCAGGAGGTGCCGGGATAGGTCGCAGCGAGGCGCTCAGCGACCTTGACGAGATTGCCGGCGTTGAAGGCTACCACGACGGTGTGGCCGGTTGCCTCGTGAAGCGTGGCGCCCGTGGCAAAGCCTTCGCAGACGAGGACCGGACCCTTGGCATCGGAGAGCCTCGGGCCGATGACGAACAGCCCGCCCGCGGTCGGAAGATCCGAGCAGAACAGCTTGTGCCCGTCGGCACCGATCGTCTGCAGCGACTGGATCTTGCCGTCCAGCCCATGAAGCGGGACGAGAATGTGTGCGCCATCGAGCCGCGTGCCGTTTGGGCCGATGCCCTTGGCCGCGAGATAGGGATGGCTGGTGTAGGTGGGATCGGCCGCAATCCAGCGTTCGCGTGCCTGGCGCATGGCCGCATCGCGCCGCGCTGCCTGCTCAGCCTCGAACCACGCCTGGCGGGCCTTGAGCTCGGCGACGCGGTCGGCCGACATGACCGGGAAGGTTCCGCCGGTCAGGTGCTGGGCAGCCTGGCGGATGTCGAGACCGGCATGGTGCTGCAGGAAATCGAAGATGTCGCCATGCGCCCCGCAGCCGAAGCAGTGGTACCGCTGGTCCTGCGGGTAGACGGTAAACGACGGCGTGCGCTCTTCATGGAACGGGCAAAGGCCCACGAGCTGGTGGCCGCGGCGCTTCAGGGCAACATGCTGGCTGACCGTCTCGGCCAGCGGAAACTGGTCCTTGATGGCCTCGATATCGATGCCGCCTGTTTCGATGCGACGCGCCATCGCGGCCATTCTCACTTTCCGGGATGTGGATAAGACGTGGGATAATTCGGGTATGAGCAGTGGATGCCGGGCCACCGCAGCAGCCCGGCATTCGCACGGTCAGAACAGCGGAGCCCCTGCCGGCGCGGGGGCCGATGCAGGTGCAGGTGCCACAGGCGGCGGAATGTGGGCGGCGGGCGCAGCAGCAGCGGGCTGAGGAGCCGGAGTGACCGGAGCAGCAGCCGCCTGCTGGTTTCCGTCGCCAAGAGCAGCAGGCCGATCCGTCCAGCCGATGATCTCGAACTGCGGCTGGTAGTTGGTGCTGTGCCTGTTGCTGACCGGGATGACGCCGACACAGCGCACGACGGGAAGCTGGCCGGTCGCCGTCTCGGGTGCCGCCACCCACAGGTCATACAGCTTGTTCATCGCCTCGATCACGATGCTGGCGGTCGAGGTGAACTCGCGCAGGCCCAGCAGGTTCTTCTCGGAATAGAGGTCGAGCTGGAAGCCGCGCTTGAAATCCTGGCCAGGGTTCGGCGCGGACTCGCTGAACGAAGGGTCGATGACCTTTTCCGGCGCCACATTCGCGTTGAACTTGAACCAGCCGGTCTTGAGACTGGTCATGTCGAACACGGCCGTGAGGTCGGTGACCTCGAACATCGGCTCGTCCTTGCCGTCACGCTTGGTGTACCAGCGGCCGGCCTTGGCGTTGTAGCCGACGTAGACCTTGAACTCCCCACCAGAGGGGGAGACAGTCATGAAACCCATGATCCTGTTTCCTCTTTGCTCAGTGCGCCGCGTTGAGGCAGGCGGCATTGCCTTCGGGGGCTGAACCCCAAATCTCGTCTGCCGCCCGGCGGGCAGCGGGGTCGTTCCAGTAAAAGCTGTCGAAGTCGGGAGAGAGCGAGCGGGTCAGCGCTGCGCCATCGTCCGACAGCGACAGAAACCGTTCGATCGACCGTGCAATGTTCACGACGCGATCGAGATGGGTGCGTGGATCCTCGAGCCGGTAGACGCCCATTTTCTGGGGCGTGACATAGGCGAAGCGGATCTCGGCATTGCCGTGGGCAGCATGGTAGATGGCGCCCTGGCGGGCATGGGGATCGGAGATCTTCGAGGACAGGCGCGCCTGGGTCTTGAGATCAACGATGATCCCGTGCTCGGGAAACCAGAAGTCGAGCCAGCCGATGAATGGCACGGGCACGCCGGGCAGCTGGACCTCGATCCGGTGCTGCCGGGTCTCGTCCGCTGCTGCGGGCACGCCATACTGCCGCAGTTCGGCGAGCGCGATGGCGACGGCCGGGGCGATGTTGGCGCGCTCTTTCTCGACCGCCGGATCGGCAGAAAGCGCGGTCAGCTGGTTGAACCGGGAGAGCGCGGCGTCCTGGCAGGCCTCAACCGGAGCCGCGGGATCGAACAGCCCCATCTCGACACCGGCCTCGATGGCCGTGCCGCGGTGGGCGGCGGGTCCGACCATGGACTTGCGCCCCATCAGCTTCTGCATTGCCCACATCGCGGGCTGGGCCACGAACAGGTTAATCGAGGAGGCCGAGAGGTGGTCGATGCCGTGGCGTTCGAAGGCGCTGGTCACTGGCCGCCCTTCCGCCGGCGCGGACGCGGCTGGTATGTGACCATGAAATTGCGGATCCGCGCCTCGGTGTCTGGCCAGAGCCGGCGGCCGGCCTTGATCTGGCGAATCAGCTTCCAGTCATTGACCGACAGGCGGCCAAAGGCGCTCTCGCTGAGCTTGTGGATCCGGAGGAAGGCGTCGATTTCGGAGAGGATCGGGTGCGGTATCATGCCGCCGATTATTACGGGACATATCCTGCATTTCAATCTGCATCCTGCGGAATGAATGCATATTGCGGGAAATGTCCCGCAATGCTAATCCCACACCATGACAGAGAAACCGCTCTTCGATGTCGCGCATCTGCGCCGGGTCCTGGAAGAGGCCACCGGCCCCAGCTCCAAGTGGAATGCGCGCTCGCTCTCGCTCGCTGCGTCGGCGGGAAAGAGCCCGCATCTCGTGCGCGACATTATCCGCGGCAAGAGCTCCAACCCCCAGCTGGAGACGATCCTCGGCCTGGCGAAAGCGCTCGGCATGGACATCGCCCAGCTGATCCCCTCGACCGCCACCCTGATGCCGCGTGTCGGCATGACCGGCGGCGTCGAGCGCCTCGAGGTCGTGGGCGCGGTTGCCGCCGGCGTCTGGCGCGAACAGACCGACTGGGCCGAGGAAGACCGCTATTCAATTGAGGTTGGACCTAATCCCGTCGCCGGCGGCGAGCGCTTTGCCCTGCGGATGGAAGGCCACTCGATGGACAAGATCATCCCGCCCGGCTCCGACCTCGAATGCCTGCGGGTGTCCTACGGCGTGGTCGATCCCCAGCCGGGCGACATCGTCATTGTCCAGCGCGATCGGCACGACCTGCACGAGCTCACCTGCAAGCGGCTCGACCATGACGGGACCAACTTCATCCTGCGCGCGGAATCGACCCGCGCCGAGTTCCAGGAGCCGATCGTGATCGGCCGTCCGGACGAGGATCACTTCAGCGACGACGGCATCGCCATCATCGGCATTGTGCTGCGCTCGCATCAGAACCTTTTCAGGAGCCGCCGCTGAGGCACGATGCATTTTGCGGGAAGCGGGAGCCTCCCGACCGGTTGACGAGGGATATATCCCACAATAGCTTTCGCTGAACAGATTACGGGAACGATCCGCATGGGCGGCGTCCCGCAGTCCCGAACCTTCATGCGGAAAGCCTCTATGCAATCCTCTTTTTCTGGGCCGAATGCGGCCTTGCCCCAACAGATGCCGGCCGATGCCCGGCTCTCCGAGTTGGGGCGCATCCTCGCTGCCGGCGTGCTGCGCATGCGCGAACAGTCCAGTTCTTTATCTGCTGCAGGCAGAGATAGTTCACTTGGATCACCGGCCACCAAGAGCGTCAGTCGTCCCCGGGCACGAGCCCGGCTACGAAAGGATGATTGATGCGAGACGATGACAATGCGCAGGTGCTGGCAAGGCTGGCAGCGCTGAAGGCCATGTCGGTCAGGGAACTGAAGGCCGACTGGGCAAAGCTGTTCGGCACCGAGGCGCCGAACAACAGCCGCCCGTTCCTGGAGCAGCGCCTGGCCTACCGAATCCAGGAACTAACCTTCGGCGGCCTGTCGAAGCCGGCACGCCAGCTGCTCGATGCCCTAGCCGACGAGGTCGAGGGCAAGAAGGTCAGGAAGTCGGTGATCAGCGATCCCCGCAACCCGGTCATCGGCACGCGCCTCGTGCGCGAGTGGAATGGGGTGGAGCACGTCATCACCGTGCTGCGCGACGGGTTCGACTGGCAGGGCCAGCGCTACAAGACGCTCTCGGCCATTGCCCGCAAGATCACCGGCACCCAGTGGAACGGCTACCGCTTCTTTGGCCTGCGGCCGACGCGGGGTGCCGCGGCATGAGGGACGGCATTGCACCGGTGAGCCGCCTGCGCTGCGCCATCTACACCCGCAAATCCAGCGAGGAAGGGTTGGACATGGAGTTCAACAGCCTCGACGCCCAGCGCGAGTCCTGCGAGGCCTATATCGCCAGCCAGCGCGCCGAAGGCTGGGTCTGCATGCGCGAACGCTACGACGACGGCGGGTATTCCGGCGGGTCGCTCGAACGCCCCGGCCTCAAAGCACTGCTGGAAGACGTGGAGGCGGGGCTCGTCGACGTCATCGTCGTCTACAAGATCGACCGCCTGTCACGGTCGCTGATGGACTTCGCCAAACTGGTCGAGGCCTTCGACCGCAACAACGTGACCTTCGTGTCGGTGACGCAGGCGTTCAACACCACGACCTCGATGGGCCGCCTGACGCTGAACATCCTGCTGTCGTTTGCCCAGTTCGAACGCGAGGTCACCGGTGAGCGCATCCGTGACAAGTTCGCGGCCAGCCGCGCCAAGGGCATGTGGATGGGCGGGTTCGTGCCGTGGGGTTACGACGTCGTCGACCGCAAGCTGGTCATCAACGAGGCCGAGGCCGAACAAGTCCGTAATGTGTTCGAGCGGTTCGTTCGGCTGGGATCGGCGACCCTGCTGACCCGCGAGCTGGTCGCCAAGGGCGTGCTCACCAAGCGCGGCAAGCCCATCGACAAGGGGTTCCTCTACAAGCTCCTGCGTAACAGGCTCTATCTGGGCGAAGCGGTTCACAAGGGCACCAGCTATCCCGGCGAACATCAGGCAATCATCGACGAGCCGCTCTGGAATCAGGTGCACGCCATCCTGAAGGAAAGCCCACGGCAGCGCGCGGCCAATACCCGGGCGCAGGTGCCGGCCCTGCTGAAGGGGCTGATCTTCACCGACCGCGGCATTGCCATGACGCCGACGTTCACCCGCAAGGGGCAGCGGCTCTATCGGTACTACACCTCCATGGATGCGATCCGGAACCGGGCTTGCGAAGGTCGTGAGGCATTTGTCCGCCTGAATGCCGGGGTGGTCGAGGGCGTGGTCATCCAGCAGATCCGCAAGCTGGTGCGCACGCCCGAAATCGCGGCCAAGGTCGCGGTGATCCTGCAGGACTGCGATTCCGTGTCGAATGACAATGATGTGGTGACCGCGCTCTCCGACTTCGACAGCCTCTGGGCCTCGCTGTTCCCGGCCGAGCAGGCCCGTATCGCCCGCTTGCTGATCGACCGGGTCATTGTCAGCCAGCAGGGCCTGACCGTTGACATGCGCACCGACGGGCTGAGTTCGGTGGTGCGCGATATGCTGGCCCCGCGCCCCAACGAGAAGGCAGCATGAGCAGCGCGCCCGCGACCCTGACCGTGTTCATCCCGCTGACCATCCGCAAGCGGAACGGTCGTCCGAAGATCATGCCGCCGACGGACCTTGCCCCGGAGTACGACGACAAGGGCGTGGATCCGCACATCCTGCGGGCGATCGCCAAGGCGTGGAGCTGGCGGCGCAAGCTCGACAGCGGCCAGGTGGCAACCATTCAGGACATCGCGACTGCCGAAGACGTTACGCCCGTGTATGTCGGCCGGGTGCTGAAGCTGGCCTACCTCGCCCCCGCCGCACTGGAGCGGCTGCTCATCGAGCGCCGGGCGCCGGCGGTTTCGGTGAAGGATCTGGGGCTGGCCGTAGAGCTACCATGGGTAAAGCAGGAAGCCGCGATTTTCAGCTCAAGTAGCTGAACTGCTGCCAATCTCTCCCCAACGCGACCATCGAGCGCGGGTAGCGTTGCAGCGTCAGGTATGCGATAGTTCTTGGATGGGGGATGCTAAGCAGAAATTCACTACTTGGGTTCGGAATTCAAGAAAGACGGTCACCAATCGCGTTGATCCGATGCTCGGAAGATTCACAGTAGGTATCTCCCTCTGGTTCGGTCGAAAGATCTATGCGGCACGGCGTTGGGCTGGTGCGCACTCCGCCAAACTTGAAATTTCGCTTTGGGCATTCATCGTGGCGATTGCTGTCTACCAGCTTCCACGCCTTCAAGTTTGGCTCACGCCTGTCTTGAACGATAGATTCATGTCTGGGCTTCAGACTGTTGCAGTGACCGTTGGTGGCGCAATGATCGGCGCCACCGCAATCGCCTCTTCTTTTGTTCTTTTTGCGTTGCAGGTTAACGTCGAAAGACTTCCCTATGGGCTCTTCTATCGGTTCAGCCTTGACCCAAAGCTGCTGTTTTCTTTCGCTTTGTCGTTTGTGGCAGCCATCGGCGGGACGGCATTATCGCTGATTTCCAAACCTTCCCACGCTTCTTGGCTGATTTTCGGGGAATTGACGGCAGTATTCCTGGTCTTGAGGTTGCTGCTCCTAGCCTATCGGCGATCATTGCATTTGGTGAACCCCATACAGCAGATCGCCATGATTGCACGGCAAGCTGATCGCGATCTGATCCGCGTCGACCGGCATTTTCGCTGGACTGCACCAACTTCATCTAAACCCGAAGATAGCCAAATCGATACTGCGCGCCGCGCAGCCTTTGACGCGAACCCACAATGGGATCGCTCCCTGATAGACACTATCGAACACGCGGTCGCATTTGCGCGGCGGGCTGGGGAACATGGTGACCTAGAGATTTCGGCTGCCGCATTGAATGCGGTCCAAGCCCTCAATCATCGATACGTTCAGGTGAAGGGTCGAACATTCTTCGCGAACAATGTTTTCGTCGACAATCCGCTGGTTTCCGATCGGACGATTAATGCCACGCTCGAATCGCTACGCCGCCTTCGTGAGGCAGCCATAACTCGTCGCGACGAACCCCAACTAGAGCAGATACTGAAGACACAAGCGGTGCTCGCACGGATTTATCTGCGCATCGACTATGGACCTGCACAAAGCAAATCGCATTCGCTATTGGCCGCATCCTACCTGCAAAATTCCATTGATGCCGCATCTCAAAACCTACTGATCGACACCGCCATGTGGGGAGTTCAGCAGCTTGGGGGAGTGGCGAAGCAGTTCTTCATCACTGGGGAACTTGATGAAGCCGTCGGCAGCATATCCAAAATCGCTGTGTCAGGGATGGCTGGTGCCGTCAGCGAGAAGCACCGCCCTCTGACTTTAACGAGCATGGAGCAGCTTCGTGATTTGCTGCTCGTCCTACTGCGCGTCCAGACCCGTGACATCAGCCACGCTGCCAGAGAGATCCGAAGTTCGATCGCGCAGATCTGCAAGCTGTTCTTAGAGCTGCCTGACGCCCCGTTGTCCTCGACCCATAGCGCATACCTAGCGCCAATTTACTCGAGTACTTCTTTCACCTCGTTGCGCGCGCTGATGACGCCCTTGGTGAATGCACTGCCAGAAGCAGAAGACTCTGAGGCCGCCGAGACGATAGCTGATCACTTGGCGATATGGTCGGATGGGCTCTACCAGGAACAAAAGGAGATACTTCTACAAGCGATCGAAAAGCGATCACATTTCACTTTCGACATGATTCATTGGATCACCGGAATGACCGAGTTGCTGATTTTCGTCTCACGGTCACCGCACACCCGAGATCATGCCAGAAGGGAGCTACAGAAGAACGCGCTTTGGCTCTTGAGCACCCTCACTTGGATCCCGACCAATCAGGAAACAGTAACCTTCATAGAGAACCTCTCGCTTCGCAGTGAGATCTTTGAATGCGCGTTGCGAGCGGAGAGGGACGAGTGGCCGGATGGCTACGACGTTGCATGGAAACTCTTGCTGAAATGGGCCGTCGAGGGCGGTCGTCATCAAACGGGCTGGGGTACGCTCGAGCGCTGGCTGACCGGCCTGTGTGCGCTTGCCTCAAGAGGTGAGGTCGACCGCGCTGAACAATTGAAAGCGGAATTGACCGCGCGCTTATCCGCTGCGGATACCCCAGGCCAAGACATGCGTGATCGGGCGGCTGTCAGTATGCGTGACAAAGCCGAAAACCTCCGAACGCGAGAGTATGAACACGATCTCGTGGAACGAATTTTGGCTTCTAACGACCGTGAGAAAACTCGGAATCTGCTGCAAGAAATCGCAGACATTTTATCGCCGCAGCCCGTCCAGTGTTAACGCTGACGGAGCTCCAATGATTTTCTGGATGTTGGTCGATCGAGACAGATGCGGCAGCCCAATTACAGGGATATTTTGGTCTCGGTTCACCTCACCTGCCAAAGTGAACGCAATGGACCAAAGAGCGCGCGCGCCGCTATCTACATGTGATATAATGGTTTTGTGGACCCAACTTTCACCTGCCAAGGTTTATGTGAAAAGAGACAAAAGCCGATCAGAGACCGAATTTACCGGTTCCGGCAGTCTCTGGGGTTCGGTGGCCATTGGCAAAACGGCGCGGAAGCTGGGGATTTTTTGGCCCCTTGAGGCCCATCTCATCGATTCGCGATGAGATGTTGGCGGACCTGCTGGGAGCAAGTTCGAACCATCTTACCGAAATCCTGAAGGAATGGAATGACGTCCTTCGTCATTCCAGCCTTGGTCGCGGACAGGCCCAAAATGCTAGTGAACGGGAGGATGGAAGCGCCCCGCGCGTCAGCTGTCCGGCTGTCGGGCGGAGGCGCAAGATTGCATAATCGGGGGGCGGGATGGGAATTCGTCCGCCTCCGTTCTCGCTCAGGCTCACTTTCGAGCAACGCGCCCGCTTGGAGGCGGAAGCGGGGGATATGTCGCTGGGCGGCTATATCCATTCCCGTCTGTTCGATTCCGATACTCAGCCCCTGCGTCGTCGGTCCAAGAATCCAGTCAAGGATCACAAGGCTCTGGCCCAAGCCCTCGGGCTGCTGGGCCAATCGCGTCTGTCGTCGAACCTAAACCAGCTCGCGCGGTCGGCGAATACGGGCAGCTTGCCCGTGACGCCTGACACGGAAGCGGCGCTACTGGAAGCCGTCGCCGAAATCCGTGAAATTCGCCGCCTGCTGATTGAAGCCCTGAACCTTGAGGTCGAGCCATGATCCTCAAGGCGTCTCAGCGCAGCGGCGCGAAACAGCTCGGGCTTCATCTGTTGAAGACCGAAGAAAACGAACACGTCGAAATCTATGAGGTGAGCGGCTTTGTGTCCGATGACCTCATGGGGGCGATGAAGGAAGCGCACGCGCTGTCCCTCGGGACCAAGTGCAAGCAATTCCTGTTTTCCGTGTCGCTCAATCCGCCGTCCACCGAGTCCGTCCGTGCGGAAGTTTTCGAAAGGGCTTGCGACGTGATCGAAGGAAGGCTTGGCCTGAAAGGCCAGCCGCGCATGATCGTGTTTCACGAGAAGGAAGGGCGTCGCCATGCCCATGCCGTCTGGTCGCGTATCGACGCGGAAACCATGACGGCCAAGCCGTTGCCATTCTTCAAGAGGACGCTCAACGCCATCGCCAAGGAACTCTATCTCGAAAACGGCTGGAAAATGCCTGACGGTTTTCGGGATGCGAAGCTTCGCGATCCGCGCAATTTCACGCTCGACGAATGGCAACAGGCCAAGCGGGCAGACCTCGATGCTAGGGAACTGCGGGCGACGGTTCAGCAATGCTGGGACACTTCAGATAATGGTCCAGCCTTCGCCAAGGCGCTCGAAGAGCGCGGGCTGTTTCTGGCCCAAGGTGATCGGCGCGGCCACGTCGCCCTGACCGTTGATGGTGAAGTCTTCTCTATCGCGAAGGTCATCGGCAAACGGACGAAAGAAGTGGTCGCAAAGCTCGGCGATCCGAAGTCGCTGCGGTCGGTTTCCGACACTGTGCGCTTCATCGGCGAAGCGGTAGCGCCCCGCCTGTCGCGCTATATCTCCGAAGCCAAGCGCATCGCCCACAATGCGATGAAGCCGCTTAATGAGCGGAAGCAGGTCATGAAAGACGCCCACGCGCAAGAGCGGAAGCTGCTAGCCGAAAAGCAGCGTGAGCGGCACTTGTCGGAACAGCAAGCGCGTTCCGCGCGGGTCCGCACGGGCGCAAAGGGCGTCTGGGACATTCTGACAGGTCGATACTCCAAGGTGCGGAAACAGAATGAAATGGAAGCGTTTTTCGGCCTGCAACGTGATCGTGCGCAGCGGCACGATCTGGTTTCAGCTCAGCTCAAGGAACGGCAAGCTCTGCAACAGGAGATTGTGCGTTTGCGCGAACGAAGTGCGCGGCAGGTTCTTGGGCTGTATCGCGATGCGGCCCAATATCGTCGCATGGTACGGGACGGACAATTCGAGCGTGACGGCGCGGAACGGGTGCGTCCCGTTGCGCCGCGCGGCCCTGAACTCGGGCGGTAAAGGTCGCGGCCTGAGGCGCGGCAATTAGCATCGGCATTCGCCATCGCCTCGATCATTTTCAGGTTTCTCATGCTGATTTCCGCCGCCCTCTGGGCGCGGTTGTGATCGGTGTATCTGTCCGATGACTGCGATCCGGTGCAAGGCGTTTTCAGCCTTCTCCATTCCATTGCGATTGGGGCAATGCACCTCATTCATGCGGGACTGATTCCTCCTCCTCAACGCGGCCCATCGGGGGCGGCGCAAAACAACAGGAGGAATCCATGTTCAAAATGACCAAAGGCGATCTGGCCAAGAAATCCGACGCGCAGCTTGCCGCACTGTTCCAGCAGGCAACGCTCGGCCTTTCCGCCGCAAAGTCGGACCTCGCCTCGGCGCAATCGCTGCTCGCGATGATCCACGCCGAACGCGCGAACCGCCGTCCATCTCCTTAGCGACGATAAAGGGGCGCTATCCGCGCCCCTTCTTATCTTCCTTGCTGTCGTTGACGCGCATGACGACGCGACCGTTGAGCGGAAGGGCATTGAGGCTCAGCGTGAAGCCTTTCCCGTCGCGGGTGGCCCATGCAACGCCGATGTCGGTCCAGCGGGCTTGCTCGCCATCGCCGTTGACGGTGAATAGGCGGTGGCTTGGGCGGTTCTGATTGGTGTCGGTCATGATGTTCTCCTGTCTGTTGCCGAAGGACCATTCCCTCGGTTTATGGGGAGAGTGCGGACCGGACGGAAAAGACGGGGATCAAAGGATGGCAAAGCCACCTGCGGGTCGGACCTGCACAAGCGCAGCGCGGAAGGGAGACTCCTTGATCCTCGGCGCGTCTGGTCCAAAACCCATGAAGAAATCCGATGGAATGGTCCTACGGCTGACAAAGAGAACGCGGTCGCCAATCCTGAATGCCCATCCTTATCCCCCCGACCGTTGCATGGCGAGAATGGTACTTGGTTCTCGTCGGCTGGATTGTCCGGTCGTCTTTGTGGGAAGGGAACTGCAATGAGCGATTACGCAGCCGAAGCCGCCCGTCGTGATGCCGAACAGCAGAAGGCCGCTCGTGACCTTCGGAACGCGACGTGGCAGGAACGCGAAAAATATAATGCGGCCTACGCCGCCGCGCAGAAGAAGTAAGTCCGCCTGCCGGACAGCAAGGCGTCGCCGGAATCCGGCGACGCCTTTTTCGTGCCTGTTGCAATTGCATTGAAGGCGGCCCTCAGGCCGCCTCCTTGCGTTCGATTTTGGACAGATTGGCCAGAAACTCGGCGGCCTTGTTCGCGGCACTGGCGGCGGTGAACATCGCCTTGCGGTCGGATTTCAAGATGCGGAGCCAGTTGTCGATATAGGCGGCGTGGTCGGGACGCGGCTCGGCGGAAATCCCAAGATCGCCGCACAGGAAGGCTGCGCCAAGCTCGGCTACATATCCTGACAGTCCAGCCCTAATGTGACTTCTACCGCAAATTTTCGGGGCGCTTATCATGCGGCGATCTCCTCAGGCTGGGGCTGCTGGGCGTGCATCCAATCGGCGGCCGCCTGC